TACGTAATCTCTGATTCTCTACTCTTTGTATAGCATCTTTTAATCTCTCACGATGGCGGTCTAATACTTTACTAGCTATCCAACCACCTCCTGTAAGAGAGGAGATTACTGCACTGAAAATAATGGCGATATATTCAGGTCCCATAGTTCTATTATACCTCCTATTAAAAGTCTAAATGAAGTTGTCCTTTACGAGCTAATCCGTTTACAAGCCAAACTAAAGCATCAACGCAATCATCATGCCCACTTACACCAAAGTTGGTAAGTTCTTCAAACATACTGGTAAAGTTTCTAAACCTATTAAACACTATCTTTCTATCTTCGAACATACCCATTATTCCTCTAAAACGGGCTAATTTATCTGCTCTGAATCCTTTCACAGGATGCCAGATTAAATTATATAAACCTTCATTGTTTTGACATACTCTTTTAAAATCAGCTTCCAAAGATGCTTGATATTGTACAGCCTCTGACCAGATATCACATGTAGAGTAGGTGGGAAAATAATTTTCATTAGCATCTTTACCTATTATCGACCAGTCGTATAGAAGCTCTTTTAGGGCATCTAATTTTTCTAAGTTACCCATAACCCTAATACGCCGATAATCAATTATGTGAATACGATCTTCTACACGGCCACCAAGGACCATAACTGTATAGTCATTTCTTTCTTTTACACCAGCTGATAAATCAACTCCTATACCTAACGTATCAAACTCAGTAGATATCTCCGCTTTGACAATTAACTCTGGAGCTAGTGATAATTCATTCTGTCTAACTATCTGATTCATGTACTGGAAAGAAAAAGCTATTGGTGCCTGTCTCTTCTTTTCTTTCAGATATTCAAGAGACCACATTTCAGGCCAGTAAGATTCTTCCTCTCCTGTTTTAGAATCATTTAATATTGCAGATAAAACAATCTGCGTCCAATTGTTCTGTTCATTGAAAGTAGTGGAATGGATATCATCATGCCTAAACCTAGTACCTAAACAAATAGCTCTAGCTCCTTCAAACATAGTGGGAGCTATGACAGCATTCCAGTTCTCTTTCATCTGATTCCTAATATCTGGATTAGCAATATCAGCTGATGATTTTATAGCGTCATCAATCATGACCAGATGAGAACGTTTAGATGTAACAGAACCCTTCAGACCAGCTGCACATAATGTAAACTGTTCTTCTCCGGTAGTATCTATCCCTGCAAACCTATGATCTATCGACCAGTACTCGTTACTGGTTACGTTTTTCATTAATCTTACTTTTGGAAAAACTTCCTGATATCTTTTACTTTCGATGATTCTTTTGATTGTTGCTGACTTAGATCTGGCAATATCAACGGTGTAAGACAGATATAAGACTTGTAAAGGCTGTTTAGCCTGTGTATGGATACCAATAGCCCAAGCGGTAAGAAGTCCCAATACAGTCGATTTAGCTGACCCTCTGGGAGCTAACAGATCAATATTGGGGCCTGCAATCTTTAATAAACAGCTACTATTTTCGTTAGTTATGAAATGTCTATGCCACGTCTTATGATGTTCTGCTGGTGCTTTATCGGCTACAAATTCACAGAAGTATCCAAAATCTTCTCTAGCTTTCTGTATGGATTCTAAATTTTTAGGTTTCTTAATCTGCTGCTTACGAGCCGCCGCTTTAGCGTTACGCCTATAAGCAAGATGTGTATAAGAAGGCACTAATTAATAAACAAGCTACTACTAAATATTAACTTACTTCTTATCTTTTGGCTTCTCTGCTCCCTTCTTATCCTTATAAGTCTTAGCGGCTTTCTTAGCTTTTCTAGCTTTCTCCAAAGCTTCTGTACGTTTCTCTTTGTCACTCATTTTAGAGCCGTCTTCTTTTTTCTCGTTCTTATTTTTAAAGTACTCAAGAAGCTGAGGTGGCATTTTTTTCTTAGCCATTCTGAAGCAATTTTATTTATTCATTTCTTCTTATTTTAACTGCACTACTCCTCTAGCTGCATTCTTGCCCAGACACTCATTGTTGCTTCTTCCAAGGGTGTTTCTATAGGATCATCTTTGAAGATAAACATTAATTCTCTTATTGCACGATCTGCTCCAGCCATAAGCAAACCTTTACGATCTCTCATGTTGGTAAAGTTCTCTATCTCTGATATTGTGCTTCTTAATTCCTTTTGCATCTGTGCAATTCTTCCTACTCCCGCATCTCTCTTAACAGTACCATTCTCAATCTCCTCTCTAAGTTTTCTTATATCCTCCTGCATCTCGTCAATTTCATATAACAACTTTTTGCGATGATCTGGTTTCTTATAATTGTTTTTTATCCATAATTCACATGGAGCGACAGTGCCCTCATATCCAAGAAATCTTGAATAAAGATAAGATTCTATTATCGAATTATTATCAGACACAAAAGAGCAAAAAGACTCCTGTGTAGCGGAGTCTAAGTTATCTACCCAATTATCAAATAGATCAATATCTATACGCTGATTGTGCCTGTTTACGGTCTCTTTCTTCGTCTCTTTCTCGGAACTGTTGTTGCTGGGCAGCGGTTTCTCTGGTCTCTTCACCACCTTTGCCGATCGTTTTCCGTTCTTGTTCACCAGCGTCCTCCACTTTCTTTTTGGAAAATTCGTAGGCTACGCCAGCTGCTTGTCTGTACTTATCCAGATCAAAGTAATCATCTGATTCGTAAGTTTTGTCGACAGCCATTTTAGTAACCTATGCTAATAATACCAAATTAGAAGTTGCTCATCATGTTAGCAAGACCACCTGCGAAGATGTCTCTACGACCTTCTACAGACTTCTGTCTTTGCTGTCTCTTTTTAGAAGCTTCTAACTTTTCTAGTAAATCTGAAAATCTTGTAATGTCAAAATAATTGTCTGTATTCTCTTCCATGGAATTAAGAATTTGTGTCTCAATTTATTATAACAACAGGTATTCTTTTAAAAATTAAATCCACCTAACAACTGGCCGTAAATTGAACCTTCTTGTTGTATCTTCGCAATATCTTTAGCACCTTGGTTTTTAATCTTTTGGGTCTCTTTATCAATATCACCTTGAAGTTCAGTCAAACCAGCACTGAATAAGAATTTTCTGGTGTCTCTAATATTCTGTTCTCCAGCCTCCAGTTCCTTAATAGATCTGCCCTCTTTAAAGTAATTAGCAAAATCCTCACCAGTGGTAATATCTACCTTAGTTCTGTCTGCTAAATCTCCTCTATATCCAGGGAGTAAGGATGCATCGAAAGTAAACTTACGCTTCTTAGTTCTATTTCCTTCCGCATCTACAGTCTGTTTACCATACATGGTGTCATAGTAATTATCTAAGTAATTATCATTAAATTTCTTAGTATATTCCTGTGAGGATTTAAGAGAATCTCTCAATCCCTGTATGCCAGCTCCTCCGTAGGCTTGCAGTTGTAAATTAGACATAGCCCCAGACACTTCATCCTCTGTCGCTTGTCGGCCTAGTAGATCCTGATAAGCAAGGTTTATACCAGACTTACGCCTCTTATCTAGTAGTCCACCTTCTCCCTGATAAATATTCTGTAGGTTACTTATATACTGCGATGCTCCTTTAGTAGGATCTGCATAACCAGGATCAAACTCTGTGTCTTTAAATCCAGAGGATAAATCGTATTTATCTATATAACTCTGTAACTTATCCTGTGCTCCTTGAAAACCAATTAAACCAGATTCTAACTGACCCTTAGTACGTGTATATAAATCTCCTAGACCTTTTGCTCCAGTCTGTCTTCTCCTTAAGTCACGAGCATCCGCATCCGCTTTTTCTGCTGCAGCACGTTCATCTAATTTAGCTTCACGATCTTTTTGATACTCTAAATACTTTTCAAAACTATCGTCTTTTTCTATTTTCGGAGCATTGTATACTGTTTTACTTCCCATGGTTCCTCCTAAGCTATCCTACCGAACATGCCTTCCATAGCGGCCTGTCTTTGTTTTGTAATTTTATCAAGTTCAAATCTTTTCTCCCTCTGTCGCTGTTCTCGATATAACGGGTCTTCTCTTAATCCTAACTGTGCTCTGAAGTCTTCTATATTTGCCCCTCTGTCTAAATCACGCTTCCTAGTTGAATCAAAAATGCTAGCTTTCTTCTGTCTTTCAAAATCTAAATCTGCTCCATATCCATAATCTGCTACATTCTGTCCGATGAATTTAGCTAGGTTTCCTTTCCTAGCTTCTCTATTCATCATTACATTAGTCTTTAGCTGATCAGCAGCAGCATTCATCTGAGCCTGTGC